GCCCCCTTAATGGCCCTAAGGCCCCTCTGACTTGCGCTTGTTAGGCGCAGTCAAACCCCAGGGTACAGCTAAATATCCTGGGGCGGAAGCCAAGTACTACTGGCTCCCGCGTAAGACATTCGTCTTACGGACTGCCGCGCCTTGCGACGCAATGCAAATGGCTTGGAAGAAGGGGAACCCCTCACCGCTGCCATCGTTAACGCCGTAGGAAAAGCGCTATTGGAGATAAGTGCCGTATCACTGGCACCAACCTCCATCAATTCCAACCACGACCACGCTTGAATATCTCTATTCCAACGTGAATGTGGCGAGGATTGAAACTTATCAAGTTCAACGGTGAATGCGCCGTAAACGACCCCTTCATAGGGTCGCTCAAAGCGAACTCGCTGAGGAACTCCCTCGATTATCATTTCTCTGATAGCCGAGAACGCATGCGAAACATTACTGTTAAGCGTGCGCGATAAGTTATAGAACTTGATTAGACTCGACAACGAGTCAAGCTCATAATCAAGTGTTAACGGCCTGACATTCAGGCCTGCATACCAGTCTGCTCCACACGACTCCCTGAAATCGCCTTGTAAGAAGGTTTTATCAGGGTTATGTCGGAAACCGAGTCTCCAAAGGGTCTTAAGAACCCTAGGAGCCACGGAACGTCGGCAGATTATATCATCGCCATAGACTGAAAAGTCTTCAGGTTTTGAATATAACGCGCAGACGGACGCAAAGATAAGCGTCTCTAAAGGGAAGCAGAAGCCGTTTCCCATAGAAACAAACTTGTGGTATCGGATAGGATCCCGACCCTCAAATGAGTAAGCTGGACTCCGGATAGCATCAAGAAAATGATACCAATCAGGAGGCAACAGCTCCTTAATAACGCGGCAGGACATCGTATCTGACGCGCTAGAAAGGTCTATGGTTACGAATGGATCACTTTGGCCAGGAATAGATCCCTGGCGGGCGAGTTCTTGATTCCGACTTTGGTCAGTCAGATCAAGACCAACCCTCTTCAGGAGAAGACGTAAGTATACGTCGACACCTTTCTGAAGGTACCCATTCAAAAGCGGCTCGACCGCAATGGTTCGATCAACCAAGGAGGTCTTTGGGACAGTAACAACTTTGTTATGTTGTACCAGCTCAAGCTTGGCCCGCATGAGGTTCTCAAACTCATTAGGGTCAAGACAGACGAATCTCCTACCCTCGGGCTGCAGAAGCTCGAAGAAGTGATGATCCGTCCGTAAAGCAGCGAGAGCGTATGGAAGGGCAGACGGCGTAATAGACCACTTCTTAGACAAAAGTTTCCTGCCTAAGTTAGTGGCATATCCGACGCCTATTGACGCCCCAGG